TTAGGAAATCTGAAGGTTTAGCATCCATGATTTTGAAGATGGAATCGACTGCTTTCCGCATTTTAGGAGACAATTTCTTGTATTCCTTCGATAATTTATGCTCATCTTTCTCTACAACTGTAGTTTTATAAACCTCGTCAAGACTCTTCAGTTTCATAACTCGTATCCTTGACAAAATCATTTGCTAGTTCTTGTCTGTGGCCCTCCAATGCGTCACCAACTTTACTCATCATGACATTTGAAAATTCAGATTCTGCTTCTATATTATCACCATTTTCGATTGCGTCTATGAAATCTCTACTCATTTTTTTACTCCTCTGGTTGCTTTTCTTCTGGAGGAACCTCTTGTGGGTTATATACTGTGCTATCTTCTGGTGATCCAGGCTCTCCAACTTTGCCTGCCGCTGTGTCATCTCTTCTGATACCACCATGTGCATCAGGTAGATTTATACCACCATCTTCTGGGTCCATATCTGACTCTTTATTTATTTGCTTTTGCATTTCCTCAATCTCAAGATCAGTCAAACGTAAAACATTCTTTTGAACCCATTGTTTACTAAAGAATGTTCCAACATATGCTTCTATATTGTTCAAAGTATTAATTCTATCGTTGAGAAGTTCTGCCTCTTTCAGTTCTGCAAAATGACCATCCGCTAGAAAATCATATTGAATATGTTCTTGTATGCTGGGCCAGTCATCAGGTGATATAATCGCTTTCAGCAAAAGTTGTGTCTTCAGAATATCCGTAAATAACGGAACAAACTTCTTTCGTATTCTCTGAACAAACTTTGTGAACTTGAGTTCATCACGGGTAATCTCTGTCGAGCGCCCCAAAGTGAACTGAGATTCTGCCTCTAGTCTTGAGATAGGGACATTGAGTGACCTAAACAACTTTCTTTGAAAGTAAATAATATCCTCAATCTCCCCAAGATTTTGACCACCCGGCAGAGTTGTAATCTCTGTACCCCTACCACCTTCTCGCCGTGGAAGCCAGAAATCTTCCAACATACTCATATGATTTCTATCGTCCCTAATCTCACCAGTGGATGCATCATACACCAACTTGTTACGATAACGATTCATCACATCTTTGAGGTATTGTTCTGCTTTTACTTTTGGTAGATTACCAACGTCAATGTAGAATATTCTTCTCTCTGGTGCCCGTGATAAACGATAAATCACCAAGGAATCTTCCATCATCCTTAGTTGATTGACAGGTTTGATTGCTTTATGAAGATAAGATAACACTCTACCACTATTGCCATCAATCACACCAGATGTGACATAGGAGATAGCGTCTGGATGAATCTGAATGCCTTGATTGGCTCCTGTAGAGCCTAGACCTTTTTCGTTGTAAAGAAAGAACTCATTAATCTTTTTAATCTTATCAACGCCAGTCTTTACATCTTTTTCTTTTTCAATCTTTCTTACTTTTTTAATTTTAGTGGCATCAATATATCTAAGTTCAGTTATTCCTTTTTTCGGATTTTTTTGGTCAATGATTTTATGATAGTAGATGCGTCCATCAACATACCATCTACGAAAAATATCATGACCTTTCTCGTCAAACTTGAGAAGTCGTAACACCTCATCAAATTCATCGGTGATCGCTCTTTTGATTTTGCTTGAATATGGTATATTGTCCAAAACGATTTGGACAGAAATATCTCTTTCGTTTGCAACGATACCTTCGTTTATGATATCTTCTATGGCAGTATCACACTCTGATTGTTGAGCGATATCTCTATACCGACGAATTAAGTCTAGGTCAGTTCTCTCTTTTCCATCAGTGTTTAGATAAGAACTGTAAAAACCGCCACCGGCAATATCTATCGCACCATCATCAGAGGTTGGGGCGGTAAAAGATGTACCGCCCTCCTCTTTAGATTTGGTTATCTTATATCCAAAAAGTTCAGCCATGATAACTCCTACTAATTCTTATATTTAGTAGGTTTAATATTAGAAGTTCACAGCAGAGGCTTCAAAGTGTTGATATCTCCATGTGCATACGAATTGTTCAATTGCATCAGCAGACCCCGCATCCAATTCAATTGATGAGATAGAAGTTGGCCATGCACTTCTGAAAATATATGTTTTCAAAATTGTATCATCTCTGTCCAGTTGATCAACTGTTAAATCTGTCTGATAATCAGCGGCAGCCACCACACCAGTTGCTTCTGCAAGGTCATTAATACCGTTTGACCATAATTCTAATGAGGTTCTAAGAGCAAAATCAGTGTCATTCAAAAATGTCGTTGACCACTCTTCCTCAAAAGTACGGTCACCAGCAACGTAAATATTCCTACCACGAAACGGAACTGCGATTGCCGGAAGGGTGAAAGCTGGCAGATTTGATGCTCTACACAAGAATGATGCTCTACGAACATCTAGTCCTGTAGCAATACCAGACGGTGGCGTGATTGTGACCCTAAACTGGTTTGCTCTTGCACCACCACCGATAAGTTGTGCTTTGAAGTCGTCTATTTGTGCCATGTGAAGTTACTCCCTAAAAATTAAAAGCTTCCAACTACTTCTGAGAATTCCACACCAGTGCGAACTGCTACGAAATTGAGTGTGATAAAGTTAATTGACCTTGCTGGTTTAATAAAGATATCACCAATAAACTCATTCCTATCTATAACCTCACCAGTGTTGTTCGTATCATCACAGACTACTTTGAAATCAAAGATACCTCTACGACCTTGAACATCTCTCAAGAAAGGCTCAACCAAGTTTCTAAACTGCGCTCTTGTAAATTCATCGTTGAACTCAAAGAGTTGGAACTTAGCGGCGGTTGCAATCGCTTTCTCTAGAACCAAGAACAGTCGTCTTACGTTAATTCTATCGAACGCACTTGGTTTTGCGAGTGCCGTTTTATCACCAAACAAAGTAACACCTTGGCCTGGGAAATCAACAACAGGATTAATTCTTGCTCTGTAAAGTTGATCTCTTTCAGATTTCTTTGGCGAATACGACAGTTTAATTGCACCTCTGACAAGGCCTCGATTTAGACCAGCCGGTGAGAACCAAGGATCAGCAACATTGTCTGTGTAAGCACAAAGTCCTGCCGTGTCACCATTCAGAGGAACGAAACGGAACACATCATTGTATTTGTCATACATGTATTTGTATCCACTATCGAATACAACGTATGATGACGATGGGCAAAGATCAAATGCTTCAACAACATTTTCTGTGGCTGTATTTGAACTTGCGACACCGACTGTCGCTGCCCGATATGGAGAAACAAACGCAACACAATCTCTTCTTTCATCAACCAAGGCTGTAAGCATGGTAACATGCGTATCTTGTGAGGAAGCAGTGTTACCAGCACCGCCACCTTGCCCACCAAGAATGAGGTTTACATCAACTGTTTCCACATCTGAAAATTCATCGTACCCGATTTGAAGTTCACCGGCTGTTAGAGCATAATCGTCAGTGCCGTTCTTCAAAATTGTATTTGTTGGTGTGTCTAGTGCAACATATGAAGTTGCTCCAGTTTCACCTTGAACTCTACCACCAGCGTCATTTTGTGCGTTATTTGTGCCATCCAAAATAATGTTATCGCCAGCATCTGTTCCAGCACCATCTGAGCCACCATCTTCCATTACAATGAATGTCTCCTGTCCATCAAAATCTGTGCCCCAGTTTTCACCGGCAGTATTATGGTCCATCCAATATACAAAACTTGAGGACCTAAAAATCTTATCTGCGTAGTAAATGCTATCACCTTGTGGTGATTTTGCGCTTGGATTTTTAGATAGATTTGCATAAGTCTCTAGAACAGCATTTGTTCTGTTTCCATTTGAAGTTACAGAGAAACCACTTATTTCTCCAAGAAAATCAAACACAACAATGTGTATTTCATCTTCAGTGCCTCTCTGATTTTCAGTTGCATAGTCTGATGTGCCTGGAGCCGCAGCAAAGAGGTCATAAAATCTCCAACGGCGACGAACTTGGGCACCAGAGCTAACTTGTGTTTGAAGACCAGCACCAACAGGATCATCCTTGAGTTTAATTGTGATTGTGCCCTCATCAACAGAAACCGCTGTGACTTGATATTCAAATCCTAGTGTTTCACCAAAGTTGACGATATCATGGACATTGAAACCAGCGGCCGATGTTAAGTTAATAACAGTCGCACCTTTAGATTCTGTTTCAGTTGTTGTGGTTTTATTCAATTCTTCATAAGCTGTCGCCGTAGCACAGATAGAAACACCAATACTATT